AGATAAACTGATTACATTAAAGCAGTCGGTTATCTCCGATTTGCATAATATCGACGTTGATTCATATAAGCTAGGTAAGGCGGACGAAAGATTAAACGTGTATATAAAGGGCTGCATTAATAACCCAAACGCACACAATCTTTATGAGTTACTAGCCGTTCGTCGCTTCTTTTCATTCCTTGATAAATACGAATTTCGCATCAAGGAAGTTAAGAAGTTCGTCACGTTTTACGAGCGTTTGAAGTTCTCCGGCACAAAGGGAAAGACTAGATACAAACTGACTCCGATACAGGTGTTTCAGTTCTCTAACATTCTTGCGTTTTACAAGCCCGGCACAAACAAACGTTTGATTCGTGAAGCTCTTTTATTCGTCCCGCGTAAATTCAGTAAGACAACAAGCGTAGCGAGTCTTTCGATTAACGATTTGTTGTTCGGTGATGCGAACGCACAAACATATGTAGCCGCAAACTCATACAATCAAGCGAAAGTCTGTTTTGACGAAATACGTAATATTTTAAAGTCTCTCGATCCGAAGTTTAGACACTTCAAAATTAATCGAGAAATCATATATAACCGCATAAAGGGAAAAACCTCTTTTGCCCGTTGCCTTGCCTCTAACCCGGATAAATTAGACGGACTTAACGCAAGCATGGTAATAGTAGACGAGTATTCACAAGCCGATAGCGCCGCGTTGAAGAACGTTTTAACGTCCTCAATGGGTGCACGGCTCAACCCTTTAACCGTAGTAATTACGACCGCCTCTGACAAAGAAACAGCACCGTTTGTGGAGATGCTGAAAATGTATAAAGCGATCCTACGCGGTGAGATCGAAAACGATTCGATATTTGCGCACATTTTTGAACCGGATATAGACGACGAAGAAGGGGACCCGGCGACATGGCGAAAGGTTCAGCCACACATGGGTATAACTGTTTACGAGGATTTCTATATAGACGCCTATCAAAAGGCTTTATACAGTGCGCCGGACGCATTGGAGTTTCGGACGAAGTTACTTAATGTGTTTGCAGTTGATTCGACGACGAAATGGATTGAGGCGAAGCAGATCGAAGAACGATTCAAAGGTGTTAGAATAGAGAATATCGGTACTTATCCGTTAACAATGGCGGCGGTTGATTTATCCGTTCGAGACGACTTTTCTTCGGTTACTTATAATATCTATTCGAAAGAAAGCGGCTCTTTTCATTCGTATACGGATTACTATTTTCCGAAAGGAGCTTTAAAGGATCATCCGAATCGGGAACTCTACGAAGGTTGGGCGGAAGCAGGGTATTTGATTCTTTGCGATGGCGATATTATCGACTATCAGCAAATAGTAAACGATATATTATCACGGGCGAAGTATTTGCAAATTATGGGTATCGGTTATGATCCGTATAAATCGGCTGAATTTGTGAATCTACTTTCTTATTCGGTCGGTAGTGCAAGCGAATATATTAAGCCTGTCAAACAGACATACGGGACGTTTACGAGTCCGATAGAATCGTTTGAACTTGCCTTATATCGAAATAAACTCACATTCGATCCGAACCCTATTACGCCGTACTGCTTCTCAAACGCAGTGCTAGACGAAGATAGGAATATGAATAAAAAGCCAGTCAAGAAAACGCATAACGCAAAAATTGATTCGACGATAACAAACCTAATGACATTTCATTTATTCAATAATTACACCGAGTAACACGATAAGACTATGGCATTTGAACTTAATTTAAGAATAGGACGCAACAGAGAGGAAAAACGATCTCTACCGTCCGAAGAGGAAAAAATAGTAGAAGTTAGAGATAAAACAGCTAGGGAACAACCAGTTTCGGTAAAGTCTCCCGAACAGGCTATGCGGTTATCGACTGCGTTTAGATGTACCGATATTCTTTCTGGTACTATTGCTTCTCTGCCGCTATACATCAAACGTAAAGAAGATGCCGGAAACTACAAAGTAGATGCCGAAAACGAGTTGCATTATCTGCTGACTAAAAAACCGAATAAGCGCATGAACAGTTACGACTTAATATGCAATGCGATTATTCAAATGGTTAATCGTGGTAATTCATATATCTTTATCAAGAGAATGTTCGGGGATACGGCAGAATTAATACTTTGCTCAAATAACTCTGTTACATACGATATATACAGAGACGAATATACTATTTGTGATGTAATAAATAGGATATACGGTACTTATCCGGCTGAAAGTATTATCCATCTGAAAAATAAGAGTCTCGATGGTGGGTATACAGGTGTTAGCACGATCACGTATGCAAGCACGGTTCTTTCGGTTTCTGCTAGTGCTGATAATCAGAGTTTGCGTACTTTTCAGAATGGGAGTAAGATTAAAGGTATTATTTCTGGTGTCAAAGGTGGGGGAAAGGGACTTTCTTCTGTTGGCGATAAACAGACTTCCGACGTAGCGGACCGAGTGGAAAAAGACTTTAATAACGGGAGGGATATAACTTCCGTGAGCGAGGACATGACTTTTACACAACTTTCAATAACTCCGGCTGACGCTCAGCTACTAGAAACTAAAAAGTTTTCCGTATTTGATATTTGCCGTTTTTATGGTGTTCACCCAGACAAGGTATTTGCCGGACAATCTACCAATTACAAGGCTTCCGAAATGAGTCAAGTCGCGTTCTTGTCTGACACACTCGATCCTATATTGTGTCGGATCGAGGCTGAATTTAACGCAAAGTTGATACCTAGAACTGTTTCTGGTATTTATAAAATAGAATTTGATCGTAAAGCCTTGTATAAAACAGACATAGCCACACAAACGGCTTGTATGGAGAAGGAAATACAATATGGCGTGTCTACGGTGAACGAATGGCGTGTAAGCCGTGAAGATAAAGCGCCTATAAATGGCGGTGACATTGCGTTTATGTCTTGTAATGTTGCTCCGATTGACTCTCCTAAGATTAAAGGTGAGATTAGTAGAGAAAAAGACGAGCTACCAAAAACAAACGAAAAAACATAGAGTAAAAAGCAATGGAAATAAGGAGTTTTACAGAGCTAGGCGCACCCAAATTATCGGAGGGTAGAATTATTGAGGGGTACGCTGTTGTTTTTGGGAAAGAAAGTCGTGTGATGTATGACGAGGAAAGGAAACGCTTTTTTATTGAGGTTATCGAACATGGTGCAGCAACCGAAGAACTTATAACCCGATGTGATATAAAGGCGGTACTAGAACACGATAAACATAGGCTTTTGGCTAGATGCCGTTACGGTTCCGGGTCACTCGAATTAAATTTTGATGAATATGGCTTGAAATACCGATTCGAGGCTCCATGTACTAGCGACGGGAATTTTGCTTATGAAATGATAAAACGGGGAGACATATTCGGATCGTCTTTCGCTTATTACACTGATGATAAGGATAAAAGTAAAGTCTCATATACGATGAAAGATGGGATGCTGTTGCGTACAGTACACAAGATTGATTATATATCTGATATTTCCCCTGTTTCAGACCCTGCCTTTTTTGGTACAGATGTAACAGTTAGAAGCCTTGAAAATATAGAACAGCTTCTTAATGGTGACACAAATAGTGATTATTTATCCGAAATAGAAAACTTAGAAAAATTTATTTGACATGACAAAACTTGAAGAAGTAGCTCTGCTTAAAGAGCAAATGAGAAATCTGTTATCACAAGCAAAAACAGAAAAAAGAAGTCTGACAGACGAAGAACAGACTAAATTCAACGAGTTAATGACTCGTAAAAATCAGATCGTTATTGACGAGACTCTTAGAAGTCTGGAAAGTAGCAAATCTGCAATTTTGCCAGAAAACAAAAGAGCTATCTTTGCAAAGGCTTTATATGACGTTTGCAATCATCGTTCTTTGGAAGAATACGGGAATTTTGCTGATGCAAAGGGGCTTAATTTCTCTATGCGTGCGGAGGGTGATCCTGTAAGAACAAGTTCAACCGATGCCGCTCCGATGATCCCGACAACAATCGGCGATATTATCGAACCGCTTGAAAAGGGGCTTATTGTTAATAAGTTGGGTATTAAGATGCAATACGGTTTGATTGGCGAATTGATGTTTCCGACATTGGCGGCTGTAGAAGCTACAATTGAAGGCGAGAACACCAAAATAAATCCGACAAAACTGGATATTGGTAATTTAAAGGCGCATCCGTGGCGTTTGGGTATTTCTATCCCATTGTCTAACGACGCAATTGATCAGACAAACGATGCTTTGTTTGATGTCACCGTTAAACAATTGTCTTTGTCAACTGCTCGTACATTAAATAAGATTATGTTTGCCGGAGAAAAGCAGGGACTTGCCTCAAAAGGTGTGTTTGTGAAAGATTCTCCAACAGTGGAGTATGAAGTTGCTCCCACATTCGAGGACGTTGTAGCGCTAGAAACCGCAGTAATGGATGAAAACGTAGATGTTACTGACGGAACGGCAGCATATATTTGCAGTCCGAAAATGTGCGGTAAATTAAAAACTACACGTATTGAAAAAGGTTCTCCCGAAATGGTTCTTAAAGACGGGATGATGAATGGCTATCCGGTGTACATGACTAATTACATGGGTGCGGATGAACTCGGCTTCGGTGTCTTTTCGAACGTTGGTATCGGTCAATGGGGAAAAATTCGAATGACTATTGACGATGTGACTCTAGCAGACACTAACGAAACGAAGTTTACGCTAAACTCAAAGTATGACATTGTTGTAGCTCGCCCAGAGGCATTCGCAATCGCGAAGAAGAAAGCGGTTGCAAAAGCATAACACACTACTAACTACTTAAAAACGAAAAGGCTTTGGCTTCATAGCCTTAGCCTTTTTTCATACTTATAATTATGCCACAATACGTAACACTCGAAGAACTCAAACAGCATTTAAATGTCGATTTTGATACGGACGATACATATATAACCGAACTTATTGAACCCGTTCAACTTGCAATAGAGGCGTATTTAAACGCTCCGTTGGAAGGTTTTGCAAAGGAGGGGAAAATTGATCGTCGTATTTGGCACGCAATCCGCATACTTATTGCGAACTATTATGCTAATCGTGAATCGGTTACATTTGCCACACCGCAAGTAATACCGGGACACGTAGAACTATTACTGCAACCTTTAAAGCGATACACATAATGCAAGCGGGATTATTAAACGAAATGATCGGCTTTTATCGTAGTGAATCAATCCGGGATAGCCTCGGCGGTACGTCTGAAAGTTGGGTGAAAGTATTCGATAAGCGTGCGTATATCCGTTTTAAGTCTGGTGCACGAAAAGAGGCTAACGGCGAAATCTATAATACGACCGTAAACACGATAATGATTCGCATTTGTAAAGAGGTCAACGCTAAAATGCGGATCGAATACGACGGGCAGAAATATAAGATTCTATCTATCAATCACGATCGGAAGCAGCAGGCAACGGTCATAGAAGCGGAGGTAATCAATGAGTAATGAAAACTATACTGGGCGGAATTTGTATCGCGTCGAGGTAGATACAAAAAAGGTAAACGAGTTGTTGGATCGCTTGAATGATGATGAAGCAAAGAAAGCGATTAAATCAGCATTAAGAAGGTCTATTCTCATCATTCGCAAACAGGCGCAGGAAAATTTAGTTTCTGCTGTTACAGACGCGGAGCTTTCGAGTACGAAGAATGGTTTGACATTCAAGCCGTTAAAGAATGAGATAAACATAGCTGTTTACCGTAATGCCTCCGGCGCACGTGTTGACTTAATCGACAGACGAAAGAAAGGATCGCGAGCATATATGCTGAAATGGTTTGAATCTGGAACGAAAGAACGAGCTACCAAAAAAGGAGCGAATAGAGGTATTATAAATGCTTCTCACTTCTTTTCTAATGCGGTCAAATCGAAGCAGAAAGAAGCGGAGGACTCACTAGAGAAGAATATTATTGATTCAATTATAAAAGTAGCAAATAAAAAGAAATGAGTTTATCAATAGGCGCACACGTATATAAGAAACTAAGCGATTCTACGGAGTTGGCAAAGTTGGTTACTGATAAAATCTATGCGATCTCAACCAAAACGGAAACATCTTTTCCGTTCGTAATCTACAAACGTAGTTCTCTAGTTCCAGAGTACACCAAAGATCGTTACGGGACTGGGGATGCTGTTTCGGTTGAGATCGCCGTTGCTAGCGACAATTATCTGAACTCTATTACTATCGCGGAGGAAGTGCGCAAGGCATTAGAGAACAAGCGAGGAAGCTACGACGGTTTCGATGTGATCGACGCAAAGTTAATGAGTGCGGACGAAGATTTTATTGAAGATACTTTCATTCAACGTCTCGTATTTTCTTTTAAAACAGAATAACTAACAAATAAAACACGATTAAAATTATGAGTAAAGCAAAAGCAGTATTAGGAAAAGACCTAATGTTATTTGTAGAGGCTAAGGCGCTAGCTTTGGCGACTTCCTGCAAATTAGGTTTGTCGGCTGAAACTATCGACACGCAAAGTAAGGACTCCGGCATTTGGACGGAAAAGGACATTAAAAAACTGTCTTGGAACGCTTCGAGTGATAACTTGTTTAGTGCTGACGCTGACGCGAATAGCTACGACAAGTTGTTTGCCTTGTTTATTGAACATAAACCTATTACGTTGAATTTTGGCGTTATAGCTAATGCGAATGAAAACGAAATGCCCACTGCGGGGTGGACGCTTTCTCCCGGTTCCTACACAGGAAAGGCGGTTATTACTTCATTAGAAGCGAATGCACCAGATGGAGATAAAGCGACTTTCTCAATTTCCTTTGAAGGTACGGGACCGCTTAAAAAAGAAACTACCGTACCCACTAGTAAGTAATCATGAGCGGCGCTTTGCCGCTCTAAAATTATTATTCAATGAAAACAATATCAATTAACGGAAAGGACTTCGTCTTAAAATACTCGCTTCGAGCATTTTTTATCTTTGAAAATCTATCCGGCTATCCGTTCCAATTCGGTAAAATGATAGACGAATTTCTTTTGTTTTATTCGTTCCTACTTGCAAATAACGAATCGTTCACAATGGAATTTGACGAGTTTATAGATTCGTGCGAAAGCGATCTGACATTATTCAATCAGTTTAAAACACTTCTTTTGGATGAGATCAAACTACGTTCGCAATCGGCAGGAAATGACGTAAAAAAAAAGAAGGTGACGACGCGGAAGAAAAAGCAGTAAGTATCCGCGAACTCTATTCGCGTGTTGTCGGAGAGGGCGGTATCGCTCCTGATTACTTCCTCGATAAAATGAGCTTTATCGAGGTCGAATCGTTTCTAGACGGATTGAATCGACGCAATCGCGAGTCATGGGAGCAAACTAGATTGCTAGGTTACATCATAGCACAATCGAATAGCACAAAGACGCTAAAGCAAACCGACATACTCCGCTTCCCGTGGGATGAAGAAGAGAAGAAAGATACTAGCGTAACTAACGAGGAGATGAAACGGCTTAGAGCTAAAGCGAAAGCATTAGAATCACAATTAAACACGAATAAAGATGTCTGATATAGTAACAAGATTATTGCTTAAAACAAATGACTTTGACGCGAATCTAAATAAGTCGAAGAAGAATGTAAACGGGTTTCAAAGCGACATCGCTAAAATGTCCGGCGTTGCAGTATCGGGAGTTATGAAGTTTGCCGGAGTTCTCAGTATTGCTGTAACTGCTTCGGAAGGGTTCAATAAAGTAATGAATAGCAGTCAGACGCTAGGGGATGAATACGCCCGTACTATGGATGGCTTAAAAGGTGGTGTGGATCAATTTTTTTACTCTATCGGTAGTGGAGACTGGACACCGTTCATGAACGGATTATCCGAAACTATACGGCTAGCGCGGGAAGCATACAACGCGATGGATCAATTAGGAAATACTAAAATGTCATTTTCTTATTTCGACGCAAAGAACCAAGCAATATTACAGGAGCAAATAACTATCTTAAAAGACAAGGACTCAACGGAAGAACAAAAGAAAGCAGCTAGGGAGCTATTAGACAAGACGTTGAAAGACCAAGAGGAAATCGTAGGGCAATACAAGCGAAGGAGTAATAATGCGGTACGGGCGATGGTAAAGGCTGCTATAGGGCTTGACGGTGTGGATGTTTCGGGGATAGACATAGATAAAGTGCTAAAATTAGACGTATCTTCAGCAGGTGATGAACAAAAGGCACAATTAGCAAAACAGTACAAAGACTTCGTAGATGAATACGACCGTTTGAAAGCCAAATTCACAACTTACGAAACTGTTGGTTCTGGGATGAATGTACACACAGTTGCGACTACAGACGCAAAAGCTTTAGGAGAGGCAATAAGCCCGATGTTGGCAAAGTATCAAGATGCAATACAATATAACGCGATTTTAGTAAAGAAGAGTGATGAATGGTTACAGAATTTGATCAATGTCTCGGCGGCGGCAGAGGCGGCAGGTCGAAACTTATCTAGTATGACTAAAGCAGCAAATCGCGCCTCTCAATCTGGTACAGGTGGAAATCCGCCTAAAGAAAAATCTAAAGAGGGTTCTATCGCTTGGCATGACTCCGAAATCTCTGATCTAAATAAGAAACTTATTGCTGAAACCGACATGCAAGCGCGTGCAACGATTCAAGCAACGATAAACGAGCTAGAACAAAAGAAGGTTAAACTCAAATTTGTAGTCGATCAGGAGGCGTTCAAAATTGCTCACGGCGAAATGAAAGACGGCGCCTTGCCGATTCCTATAAAGCCTACATACGATAAAGTTCCGACACATGGGAATACTGGAAAAGATTTTAAGTTACCTAAGCATGATCCACTCTTTAAAAAAGAAGATATAGACTTGAATCAAGAGTATGCCGAATCGCTTGCAAATATTAGTGGAGTCGTTGGGAGTATGTCGGGTCTATTCGATGATAATACGGCTTCCGTCCTGCAATGGGGAGTTAGTTTCCTGTCAACTGTCGGGCAAGCTATTCCGAAGATACTTGAAATGGCGGGTGCAAATGAGGTAGAAGCGGAAACGGCGCGTAAAAGTGCAATCGCGAATATGTCGGCAGCAGGGGGTGAGGTTTTAAAAGCTCACGCAGGAATCCCCTTTGTCGGTATTGCTCTAGGTTTGGCGGGTGTTGCTGCTATTATTGCCGCTATGTCAAGTATGCCGAAGTATGCAACGGGTGGTATTGTTCCGGGCACATCATTTACAGGCGATAAAGTTCCGGCTTTATTGAATAGCGGCGAAATGATATTGAACGGGTCGCAGCAAAGTAATCTGTTTCGTATGCTTAATTCGGGTTTATACGGTTCGCTATCGCAGAAAATAGCACCGAGTGGAAACGATGATATTCGCTTATATAGCGATGTTGAAATAAAAGGAGATCGCATATTTTTAGCATTACATAATCACATCAAGAAAACAGGTAAAAGACTATGGTAAACTACGGTACAATATACACACTTCCTTTCAAATCTCGAAAGGAAGTTTCTTATTTGATTGAGATACAAAAGGAAAACTATACGGGCGATTCTGTTGAGTTGGTCGGTAGTGGTAGTTCTCCTTTCTCTGTTTCGATTGAGGACGAAGATTTCTTGTATATTCCTACTCGATTCTCAAAAGCGGTGATTCGTGTTGTGGGTGGTGATTATTTGCAAAGTTTATATTCTACCGGGTATCAACAGTATAGGGTGAATTTTAAACGTGAAAATAACATTGTCTGGACGGGATTTGTAAAACCGGAACTTTATACGCAGGATTACACATCTACCAAATTCGAGCTAGAAATAGACTGCATTTCTGCAATGGGTACGCTAGAATATATCAATTATAAGCAGGGTAGGAGTGATACTAGAAGTTTTATAAGCATCTGGGAGTTATTAAAAATGTTCATATCTGAGTCTCGCGGGTGTTATTCCTCCGTCTTTATTCCTCATGTGTACGCTAAAGATCAATCTAGTTATAATAAAGAATCAAACATATTAAAGGAGTTAACGATCAGCGAACAAAACTTCTTTGACGAGGATGACAAGGCGATGACATTAAAAGAGGTTTTAGAAGAAACTTGTAAGTTTTTGAATTGGACCTGTGTAGATTGGTTGGGAAATTTATATTTTGTTGATGTAGACCACAAAGGAACATATCACGAGTACAATCTTGATATGACATCTTTTACTCAGCAGTCCCCTAACCGATTCAAAGTTTCCGAGATTGGTTATGCGGGTTCAGAGCACTTCCTTGATATTCTTCCCGGTTATAACAAAGCGACAATAAAGTGTAGTAATTATTGTTACAATGATATTATATCGGAGGAAGAATTTAAGAAGTTGAGTACGTTTGCTGAAAGGAAAACCTATAATTATAAACAGTATTATGAAACAAGGCAGTATCTAAAGAGCAAGGTGTTTAAACTCCCACGCTATGAGAATCTCAATGATAATAAGCCTTATTGTAATTTAGTAGACGAGAGCGTAACCAATGTGTACATAGACGAACCTACACGATATTTTCTAGGCGGTTATTGTGCTAAGAGGTGCGAGTACGAAGTGAATGACGGCAAACCAAATATCTCTGATTATAATTGGGAATATCTTTATCAGTTTAAATTAGTATCGGATTACAACTACACGTATCCGAGCACTGTTCCGCCCACAGGTGACGAACAAGAGGACCCAGATTGGAAGCCACCAATGATAACGGTTCCCAAACAATTAGGAACCGGATCGCCTCTATTGAAATTTAAAGATAATAAGCCAATTAAGTACTTTGATGGAGCTTTCGGTATCAGTATGTCATATAGTCATCCATTGAATGCTAGTAATATGACATCGTATGAGAAATATAATTCTGGTGGTGTCTTTGGCACGGAGATAGCATGTAGATTAATTGTAGGTGACTACTACTACACTAATAATGGTTGGGTTAAATCCACTACAAAACCGACGGGACTAGATTTGACTTTTGATTTGGACTTTAAATTAAAGAAGCCGGATGAATGGGTAAAAAACGAAAATACTAAAACTCTAAGTATGCCCTACGAAGGTTTGGTCGGATACGTGATCGAGATTCCGAACAATATTAATCTGTTCGGACAATTAGAATTTGAAATTTTAAAAAAGGTATGGCTCCCGGAAGGAGTGTCCGGATATGGCTTTTTCTTAAAAGATATAAAAATAGATTTTAAAAAGAAGGTCATAGATAATAATAACATCGAAGAGAATAATTCGGATCGGATTTATGAGAATGTAGTGAATGAAAGCTATATTAATCCTCTTGATGAAATAGAATTTAAAATATCAAGTTACAATAATGACGGAGCGTGTTACAGTAAGGTAATGTTAGGGAGTGACTATTTAAGGGATAATCTTTATTCATCCATCGAAAACGCTTTAGTACGTCCAGAAGAACAACTAATAAGAAGGATAATTAACCAATACGGAGCTACCAAAATAAAGCTAACACAGGTATTAAAGAATAGCGAATCTATTACACCTATATCTGTGATTTCAGACAATTATATGAATGGGAAAAACTTCATCGTTACAGGTGGTGAAATAGACTTTGCGGCAGAACAGTTCACCTGTAAAATGATACAAACTAATGGCTATACAAATAAAGAATAAGGCTATCCCTGCATTGCCACGATCAAAGAACTATCCCGTCGGGACTACTATATTTAATTCCGGGGGTGGTTCTCAATCTTCTTCTAGTTCCGGTCCTGTTTCCGATACGGGATTAACAAAAGAAATTCGTGTCAATGCGCCTCAGACCGGGCACATATCACCGGGCGCTATCTTTAAGCAGGGTACGGGGTATGAGCAAATATTTCGCAAAATGCTATATAAACCTGTTCCTGCTACACTTGTAGGCAAGCTGTCGACAGCAAACGATGTAGAATACGGATCGGCAAAGGGTATACTTACTTATACGGCAACACGCAACGATAACGGCGCTATGATTAAATCGTATTATGATGACAACGAAGAGAATGTACTAGAGTTCTCTTCGGAAGTCAATGCTGCACAAACAGCAATACGTCGTCTTACAGGGAATTATACGAAGGGAGAAACCTACACCGCTACGGCTGTTTTTGCCGCGAGTGATGATTTGGACGAAATAACTTTGAATAGTAAGATTAGTGTTAATGTACTCCGTAAATGGTTTGCGGGTGTATGCAGCTCTATTCCTTCTAATTCATTGGAAGTTCGTTCGTTACTATCCAATGGCTTGTATAAGGGTGCAGGGATATATAAATTTCCTGTAGGACAGTGGAAAATGTTTGTGATCTGTATTCCGGCTGATACGATAAAAGAACTAACATTGACATCTTATCCGGGTAATTTTATAGAGGATACAGGCGTTTGTACTGGACCTTCCGAGATCAAGGTAGAAGGAGCAAACGGTAGTGAAGCGATTACATATAAGATGTGGGTTATAAAATCTGTTATGACAAATGACGCTGATACATTTACTTTTAAGACTATATGACAATGAATAAAGATAATTTAGTTAATGTCCTGTTATCCGGTTTAGCATCTTTAAATATACCGGGTGCTAGTCTGGCGATCCAATATCGGAGGACATCGGATCGTCCCATCGATGCAACTGATACTTGGAACAGTATGGAAGATGCGTTAAGATATGCACGTAACACAGATGCAGAGGCTTATGTACCCTATTTTGGTCAGGCAATATCGGTAAAAGGCGATAAGAGTTTATATCTTTTGGTTGAAGATGAAACGATCTCTAAAGAGGATGGCAGGAATCATTTTAAACTACACAAGGTATCTACGGAAGAAGTCGCGGATGCAAAGTATTTAAGTAAAGTTGTAGAAGATACTGCCGAAAAATTAATTCACTTTAAAGGTGGGATTGATGTTATAGGGACTTTGACAGCTTGTATCGCAAAGTTTTCCGGTGATATTTCCTCTGCTAATTATGCGTCTAAGTTGCTAGGATGGATAATCAAGGCTTCCGGTGATGCAGAGTTTAAATCGCTTCGTGTTAATGAATTTTTAGAGGCTGACGAACTAAGATATAACCGTGTGTCTGTTATAGCCGGGGAAGAATGGAACGCACCGGGCGGCGGTATAATAGAATCAGTAAATACGTCAAGCCAAACCATTACACTTAAACTGGAACCGGGCGAGTTGGCTAGCTTGGCAGTGGATGATATTTGTAAAGGCATATTTAACAACCAAACAGGATTCCAGACCGCCTATTTTCGTATTACCGAAAAACTGAGTAATTCGACCTTTAAATACGTGCTTAGAAGTGGCGCTTCTCGTCATCCTGCTAAGCTAATGCACTTCGTTGCGTATGGTAACTTCACAAATGCGGATCGTCAAAGGTCTAGCTACTCAACTCAAAGCTATTCCCGTTATCTTGTAGGCGTGAGCGATTGGGAAATAAAGGTAGGTATGATTGCTATGCAGCTAGGCGACTTGTCTAACTTAAAGCTATTCGGTCTTGATATGACCGGACACAGTGCGTATTTACGCAATATCTATATGTCTGGAACCATCAAACAACTTTCGCAAGATGGGGTTACAGAAGTGCCCGTAACGGCATTCAAAGGGGAATGGAAATCTGGAACATATTTCTATTATGACGAAGTTACACATAACGGGAGTACATATATATGTATTGAAGATAAAACCAATCAAGAACCAAGTGAAACCGCCACAGATTGGCTTAAGCATGTTTCTAAGGGCGACAAAGGGGACAAGGGCGATAAGGGTGCAACAGGTCCTAAAGGTGAAACAGGTCCTACCGGATCGCAAGGTATTCCCGGTACATCCCAGTTCTTCCATGTGAAGTACTCCGCCAACTCGAACGGTAATCCCATGTCTGATACTCCGAATACTTATATCGGTACTGCGGTGACAACTAGCTCGACCGCTCCGACCTCTTACACCTCATACAAGTGGGTGCAGTTGAAAGGATCGCAGGGACCCAAAGGAGATCAAGGTATCAAGGGACCAACGGGAGCGGACGGTAAGACTACCTATCTGCATATCAAATACTCGGATAACGGTACGACGTTCACGGCTAACAATGGTGAGACTCCGGGCGCATACATCGGGCAATACACCGACTTCACGGCGGCAGACAGTACGACATTCTCTGCTTATACTTGGACGAAGGTGAAGGGTGACAAGGGCGACAAAGGGGACAAGGGCGATAAGGGTGCAACAGGTGCGACAGGTCCTAAAGGTGAAACTGGACCGACCGGATCGCAAGGTATCCCCGGTACATCCCAGTTCTTCCATGTGAAGTACTCCGCCAACTCGAACGGTAATCCCATGTCTGATACTCCGAATACTTATATCGGTACTGCGGTGACAACTAGCTCGACCGCTCCGACCTCTTACACCTCATACAAGTGGGTGCAGTTGAAAGGATCGCAGGGACCCAAAGGAGATCAAGGTATCAAAGGACCGACCGGAGCCAACGGACAAACTTCTTACTTACACATCAAGTACTCGGACAATAGTACGACGTTTACCGCCAACAACGGTGAAACTCCGGGCGCATACATCGGGCAATACACCGACTTCACGGCTACGGATAGCACGACGTTCTCCGCTTATACGTGGACGAAGGTGAAGGGTGACAAGGGCGACAAAGGAGATAAAGGGGATAAGGGGGATAAGGGTGAACAAGGAACACAAGGAGCAACAGGATTGCCGGGCGCTCTTATTCGTCCACGTGGTGAATGGAAAGCGAGCACGGCATATGTGAATAACTCTCAATACCGGGATACGGTCATTTATAATGGAAATACTTATTCATGTAAAATAAGTCATACATCTTCCAGTTCCTTCGACTCTACAAAATGGACTCTATTCAATGAGTTTATTAATGTCGCTACGCAGTTGTTAGTAGCTCAGAACGCAACGATTGACATATTAGGTACATCCGGTTTGTTTGTTGGCAATCTATCTAAAACGCAAGGATGGATGATGAAAGGAGCTTCGATCAAACATAATGTTACCGGGTTAGAATTGACAGCAGACGGAAAAATCAATATCGGTAAAGGGACACTTATACTTTCTGCTAATAATACTATTATTCGCGGGACTTCTGGCGGTGACATCGCTATATTTAAGGAAGTTAACGGAGTTCCGATGATTGATGCGAAAAATATAAATACGGAAAACTTGGTAGTGAAAACCGGAGCTTCAATTGGAAAGTGGAAGGTTACTGCGGACGGTCTAGCTATCAACGGACAAAATTACGCAAATATTGATTTGAATATTTCTGGTAATAAATTTCTCCGCATAAACGGACGTGGTGATACTGGGATTATGGTTATTCGTAATGATGCGGGTAGCGGTCTTTCTATCTCCACAGCGAGTAGTAGTTCCAAAGCTTTAAGTATTTTAGCTCAAAGCTATGGAATGGCTATAGATTCAACAGGAAGTCATAAGTTTTTGCAACGAGCGGGGGAGAAATGGGATGCTCCGGGTGCTCTGATCGCGGGAAGAGTTAGCGCCGGAGGATCAATCGAGAACACATGGGGTAATGGTGTTACTTCTATATCGGCATCAAGAAACAGGGGTGATGGTGGGTATACTATATATCATAACTTGGGGCATAACAATTATTACGTAATGGTTACACCGACGTGCTATTGGGATAGAGGATATACATGGGCTTCGGCTATGATATTAGAAAAAACTAATAGCTATTTTCAAGTAGATATAATCCATACAACAGCGGGATCACGTAACGTAGCTTTTGAATTTGTAATGATAGGCAGAAATAAGATTTAATTAATAATGAATATGAAAATAGACTTTAGAAAAATCGAAGTAACAGATATCGAAGGGAATAAGAGTACTTTCAATATAAGTAAGGAGTTAGGTAATACTATCTACCAGAAAACCGCCGATTTGGGTGAATTAGAGTTAGCGCAGAGAATCTATAAAAATGGTGAAGTCGAATTGTCAACAGACGAGGCGGAGCGCATTAAAGAATATGTGAGAACTAACTTTGTTGCTGTTGTACAGATCGCAGTGAACGAGGCTTTATTGACTAAATAAGAGCTACCAAAATGAGCGTTAATGTGATACAAATAAAAAAATGGACGAATGGTTAAAAATTATAGGAGCATTAGGAGGATTAGAGGCGATCCGCTTTACTGTTACTTTTCTAGCAAATCGAAAAACGAATGCTCGAAAGGAAAAGGCTACGGCGGACTCGATGGAGTTGCAAAACTTGCTTTCTATCATTGATAATCTCAACAAGCAGATCGAGAGATACGACGAGCGATTAAAACAACGGGATGAGAAAGTAGATACGATTTATCGCGAATGGAGAACCGCACAGGCAGAGTGTCAAGACTGGATGCGTAAATACTACGAGCTTGAATTAGCTTTGAAGGATGCGGAACATAACCGATGTGACAGACCAGACAGCGAGTGCAGCCGGAGAACTCCACCACGTAGACCAATTACAATTAAAAATCAAAACAAAAAGGAAAGCAATGAATAAAATAGACTCGATTATCATCCATTGTTCAGCTACACGTGCCGGGCAGGATTTAACTGCAAAAGATATTGATCGTATGCACCGGGCGCGCGGATTTAACCAAATCGGATATAACTATGTTATTCGGATTGATGGCACGATAGAAAAAGGGCGATCTTTAACGGTTGACGGGGCGCACTGTAATACGAAAGGTTTTAGCGAATCATCTTACAATAAACATAGTGTCGGTGTTTGCTACATCGGCGGCTTGGATGCAAATGGAAAACCCGCAGATACACGGACGCCATCGCAAAAGGCAACATTGCGGCAACTAGTTGCAGAACTTTGCAAGGAGTATGATATTATCGAGGTTCTCGGACATCGTGATACTTCGCCCGATCTGGACGGAAGCGGCGAGGTAGAGCCGAAAGAATATATTAAGGCGTGCCCCTGTTTTGATGTACGCTCCGAGTTTCCTAATTTCTTGCGTAATACAGTAGTTCGACCATGAAACGACTGATTTATATTATCATATTGCTGATATTAGCAATATGTTTCGTGTCCTGCCGAACTCAATACATCCCGGTTGAGTCCGTGCGCACCGAATATAAGACGCGTGATAGCATCCGGTTTGATAGCGTCTATCAACGAGACAGTATTTATATGCTCGTGAAGGGTGATACGGTTTATCAATACAAATATAAGTATTTGTATCGCTACCTAACAATGAATCGTACTGACACGATTGTTAAAACCGATTCTATTCAAACTCCCTACCCGGTCGAAAAACAGTTAAGCCGATGGCAATCTATTAAAATGGAGTTGGGTAGATGGGTGGTAATTGTTATTTTTGTGTACATGTTGATGTATGTATTGCAAGTGATATTAGGTAGATTAAATAAAAATTAAGCAGAATATTTAGAAGTGTAATATTATTACTGCTCTTGTATGTGCATTTTATTTTTGTTATATTTGATGTAGTCTGAAGGTATTTAATTGACTACAAATAGATTAAAAGAAAC